AGTGGGATCAAACGTTCGCCGGTGATGCAGCCCTGACCTCAGCGATGCTGGACCGTATCTTACACCACTCACATGTCGTTCAAATCAAAGGAGAAAGCTATCGACTCAGACAGAAACGAAAGGCCGGGGTTATAGCAGAAGCTAATCCTGAGTAAAACGGTGGATCAATATTGGGCCGTTGGTGGAGATATAAGTGGATCACTTTTCATCCGTCATTGACACACGGGCGCGCCGTTCCATTTCTGCCCTGACCATTTCACCGACCAGTTTCGCCAGTTCGCGGGGATTCTGTGTAACAACGTTATGCAGATGAACATGAATTTCACCGCCAAATCCGGAGGCAACAGGCTCCCGGTTACGGGAATTTGCAGGAACTGATGCCACTGGCGATCGTATAGCCTCCGCCACCGGGCGGGAGCTGGCCGCAACAACAGGGACCAGCGCCGGAGGCAGCGGAGCCGGAACCACGGGTGTGATAGTAATTGCGGGGGCAGGCTTACTGACCTGCGCAATCTTCCGCTCCTGCCACTCCCCACGAACAGCAAGTGCGCGGGGCAGGTTCTTAAAGACAATATCACCGGGGCCAATGCGTTTTTTCGTCTCATCAACCAGCTTACCTGTGTTATCAGCAATTTTGCTGAGTCTGCGTAGCGTACCGGTATTGCTGTCTGTGAGTGGTTTGTTGTCTTTGGGTTTATCACCTCCGGTGCCATTGCCATTTTCCACAGGCTTCGGCGGATTGATTTTCGCCAGGTCCCCCTGAAGCAAGGCAACCTTGTCCTGAAGAATGGCCGCACGCTGTGCGTCTTCGATTTTCTTGCGCGCCCTTTCAGCTTCATCCGGAAGGACGCCAAGTTTTTCAAGTATCCACGCCAGCGTATCCAGTAGCATTTTTGCAGGTGTCAGAACAAGCTGTAACGCACCGCCAAGAACGTTACCGAATATCTCGCCAGCACTGGTACATTTATCCAGCGTTTCCTTACTGGACTCCATCGGTGACAGCAGCGATTTAAACCAGTTAAACACCTGGCTGATCCCGCTTCCGATTGCGTCAAAAACAGGGCCAAACCGTTCAAAGGTTTCGCGCAACGGAGCCAGCCGTTCCATAATCCCACTGAACACCCCTGCATAAAACGCCTTGATGGGTTCCCAGTATTTCCAGATGAGAACCGCCGCAGCCACAAACGCAGCAGCAATCAATCCGACCGGACTGAACAGCGCCCCGATAGCGCCTCCCAGTAACGAAATGGAACCCGTCACCATTCCCCATAATGCAGGCAGAACCCTGACAACATTCAATGATCCGGTCAGGAGGGAAAAACCAAGACGCAGTTTTGCCAGTGGGCCAGCAAGCACACCAATAGCCAGCGACAACGAGCCTATGGTTGCAGTCATTGCCAGCAGAGCACCGCCTGCAACCAGTAGCTGGCGCGTCAGTGCCGGATGGGCCTGCGCCAGCGCCGTCACCTTCGATACCACCCGCGTGAGCCACTGCGTGACAGAACGCTGCGGACCGTCAATCAGATCTGCAATGCGGATGCGCACCCCTTCCCATGCACTGCCGAGTGATTTCAGATCGCCGTCAAGGTTGTTGGCCATAACCTTTGCTGTGCGTTCAGCCTCACCGCGCGCGCCTTCAAGTTCTTTTCTCAGTTTGGGTAAGGAGCCGTCACCTGCCGCATCAACGAGGGCCATAAATGATGTGAAAGCCTCTTCTCCGGCAATATCCTTAAAGAACGATACCCGGTCAACTTCCCCGTATTTGCGGGTGGCTTTATAAAGGTCAGCCAGCAGATCTTCCATCGGGCGCATTTTGCCGTTCGCGTCAGAGACGGACACGCCCAGCTCTTTCAGCGCCTCTGCTGCTGCCTTTGGCGGTGATGCCAGACGAGCCAGGCTGGCACGCATTGCCGTCCCGGCATCACTCCCTCTGATACCCATATTCGCCAGCACGCCAGCCATCGCTGCAGCCTGCTCCAGCGATATTCCCAGCTTACCCGCCACCGGACCGGCATATTTCATGGTTTCGCCCAGTGCGCGAAGGTCAGTGTTGGTACGGGTAAACGCTGCAGTGAGTGTGTCACCGACCCGGTCCATCTGGTCAGCAGAAAGGCCGAACTGCGTCAGGATATTTGAGCCAATATCCGCCGTCTCGCCGAGATCCATACCGCCAGCCGTTGCCATGCTCAACACGCCGGGAAGCGCAGCCTGAATGGCCTGCGGTGTGAAGCCAGCCATTGCAAGAAATGCCTGCCCACTGGCGGCATCGCCTGCGGTGAACTGCGTTTCAGAGCCAAGTTTTAACGCCTGCTCACGCAGCGCCTTAAACTGCGGGCTGTTCTGGTCGATTCGCGTCAGCGCCTGAACGCGGGACATCTCTTTCCCGAACCCGATTGCGGGCTGCAAAAAACGCCCGGCAGCATAGCCGCCCGCCGCTGCCGCACCAATTGCCAGTACACCACCTGTTTTCAGTTTTCCCGCTGTTTCCTGCGCACGCGAATACCGCTCACGCGCCCGCGTTACACGCGCAAGCGACTGCCGTTCGCGTTCAAGCTGGTTGTTGTACTGTTCGGTGCGCCTGATGGCCTGTTGAATGGTGTTATCGCTGCCTGTCAGGGAAATGCCGTGGCGTTTCAGCTCTCCGCCAAGCTCCCGCATTTTCTGAATTTCCCGTATGCGCGATTCATTCAGGCGTTCAAGCCGGGTGCTTAACTGCTGCATCAGCTTTTGTTGCTTTTCGCTGAGCACTGTACCCGTGCGTTGTAACTGATTAAGGGCGTTAAGCTGGCGTCGTGCTTTCACGATACCCGCATCCGCTTTACTGACAGCGTCGCGGGCGCGCTCAAATGAACGCGCCTGACGCTCGAGATTTTTGATCGCCCCCTGCGTTCGCTGGATGGAGTCACCAAACTGCCCCATCAGGCGGCGGGCGTTTTCGGCAGGCCGGGTCAGCCTGTCAACGGCGCTGAAAGCGACCCGGATATCAAGAGTCTTCATTGTCTGCATTCCCGCTGCGAAGTGCCGCCCGCTCACGCCAGCTAACCACTTCGCCGGGCGTCATCATGAAGATTTCGGCGGGCGACCAGTTAAAAATAACGGCAATATCTGCCACAAAGTCTTCTATGTGCTCAAAGCACACAACCGTGATCAGGCTTCCGTCGCCTGTTCGTTCTTCCCGCCAGAGTCCGCACCGCTCAAAAAATTTACGGCAACCACACATAACTGAATAAAGTCACGGGATGCCATTTTTTTGATCGTCACTTCATCCAGTCGCGGTGATGTCACGCGTGACAGCAGCGTAAACATGGATTCCGCTTTCAGATTCAGCACATCAGACAACGACAAATCTCGCAGAGATCCAGCCTGCTCAATAGCTCCGGTGATCTCCACATACGTGATTTTTTCGCCGCCTCGCTCAATTGGTTGGGTAAGTTTTACGCCACGCTCACTGGTTTCTTTCACAGTGTCAGCAACGACCGTGTTTTCGGTATCGATGTTTTTCGTCTCTTTCATCAGGAAACTCCTTTCAGTCAGAGGCGACGCACTGCGCCGCCTGCATATTACTTATCAGCCAAGCCCAAGCGCGGAACGGATGCGATCGGGCACAATGTCCTTGCCGTCCTTCCGGTAAATGAAGTTCAGCAGGTCAATCTCCCACAACGGGCGATCGTTAACACTCAGCTTGTAGTAGGTGTTTTTAATGGCGTAAGTGTGTGATGTGGCTTCGCCCTGTTTGGCTTCCCCCATATCAATTTCCGTCACACGTCCGCGCATTTCGACTTCATACAGGTCGCTTTCTGCATCGGTGTAGTATTCACCCGCAAAACGCAGCAGCGTGCCGTCAATCGTGCCGCCATACTTCAGGAACAGCTCACGAACTGCGCCCCCCATGACAAAGCTCGCATCAAGCGCGGAGTCGTCCAGACCGAGATCAATACTTACCGCACCCATCATGCCACCACCCCGGTAGCTGTCGGTTTTGCGCGTCAGCTTAGGCAGAGTGACGGACGTCACCTTACCCACTTCGTTTTCACCATCCACAAACAGCGTAAAAAAGCGAAGATGTTTTGGCACAGCCATCAGGCACCTCCCAGCACCGCAAATGCAGGTTCAAAGTATTCATCAGTAAACGTCTGGTAAAGCTCCATGTCTTCCAGTGGCGGAACAGGCGTATATTTGTAGCGAATACGCACACGCCCCTGACGTAAATCCGTGGTGCTGTTATCCACCACGTCATACCAGCACTCCGCGCCAATCAGTTTCCCGGCAGTAACCAGTGAATCCAGTTTTGCCCTGATGGCACTGATAACATCCTTCACGTTCGCAGGCGTCAGTGGACTGTCGATGGTTTCAAACTGCGCTTCTGCAATTGAATCAGCCAGCACCTGTGCGGTTCGGGTATACACCTCAAAGATGTAGGCGTTCGTTTCCGGTGTGCGGTTGCCCCAGAAGCGGAACCCGTTGCGACGAATAATGGTCGTGATTTCTTTGTTGTTGAGGCTGTTGGCATCACTGTCTTCGGCCTGCAACGACCAGAACACATGCCTGGACATTCCCAGCACATTTTTAACAGGAACGTTGGACAGCGATTTGTGCCAGCCCTGCTCATGGTCAATGTACGCACGAAGGCCGCACGCATAGGCAGGCGCGGGGAACGTTTCGTTTTTGCCACTTTTCGGGTTGTAGGCGATGAAGTCCGGCCATAAGAGCATCCCCTCACGTTCGTTGAATTTCTGGCGGTAGGTAATCGCCTCAGCCATCGTGTTACAGCCGTGACATGAGGCATACACAAACGCGCGCAGTTTACCCGCAATCACGCACAGGGATTTTGTTACCGCCTCCGTGTCCAGCTCCGGCGCGGCCAGAATACGCGGACGGTATCCGATGCTTTCATCCTGCTCTGCAACAAGCAGCGCATACATCCCCGTATAGCTGCCGTCAGATTCAGAACCACCGATAACCAGTTGATCCTGCGTTTTTCCGTCTTCTTCTTTGTGTTCAGCCACGCGAACGACGATCACCTTTGTGCTCACCTGGTCTGCGATGGCCTTAAGCGCACGATAAAGCGTCCCCGTTGTCCCGCATTTTCCCAGCACGTCATTGACGCGGGTCAGCAGTGTGGGCTTGTTCAGCGGGAACAGCTTCGCGTCCGCATCATCCGCCGTTGCCACGATACCGATAACGCTGGAATCAACATCGTTAATCGCTGTTACCAGGTCGGTATTTTCCGTAACACGGGCACCATGAAAACGAGTTTCACTCATAGCTTCAGCCCCTTGTATCCGTTAAATGATTCGGCAACAATCATCACCCACCACGCGCGTAATCTCACCCCTGCGCCGTTCTCCCGCCACGGCGACAACAAAAAGCAGTAACCCCCTCCGCACGCACATGCGACCATGCCGCACAGGGAGGGAGCAGATGACCGACACCACCATGCAATTGCTCAGTCAGGGCACAGACCCCGTAAAAATGCCGGATTTTGATATTCTCGCGGAGGGTAAAACGCTGTCAGGCGTGGCAGAGCGCCTGATGAGCCTGTCACTGACCGACAACCGGGGATTTGAGGCGGACCAGCTCACCATCACGCTGGATGATGCGGATGGTCAGTTGCTGCTACCGCCACGGGGCGCGCGCCTGACGGTTCTCATTGGCTGGAAAGGAGAACCGCTGACAGAAAAAGGCACTTGTAGATTCAATCTGTCAATGCAACACCCCTTTCAATTATCTCTTTCGGTGTTTTGAACTTCAGTGTCTTTCTCGGTCTGTTGTTTAGCTGAGCAGCAACCAGATCTAGTTCATGTTGAGTATATTGGGCAAGACATGTCTTTTTAGGAAAGTACTGCCGAATTAGCCCATTTGTGTTCTCATTTGTTCCCCGCTGCCAAGGACTCTGAGGATCGCAGAAGTAAACTTTAACGCCGGTGCTGACAGTAAATT